TGATTGACTACAAACCTGTAGAGTTCCAATCAACATTCAGTAAAATGCAAACTAAAACAATGGAGGACTTTAAATATGTCGAAGCAATACGTAGTTAACGATAACAAAGTATATCAGGTCAACGACAGTGACTTGTTTACAACATTCAATGCTGTTGATGTACCTGAACACAGTGTAGACCCTATATGGAAGGGTGCTAAGATACCACTTACTATGTGGCAAGACATAGTTGGTTTCTGCAAACACTCGTACGATGCACTCAAGTCAGAGACACTCATCTACTTATTCTATGATGAGACATCAAAGACTCCTTGGTCTTGGTGGGTACCACCACAGATCACAGCTGGTATGACTGTCAAGTCTAACCCAGACGATCCTGAGTATGCTATTCAACGTGCACAGTATCCTGACACTATGTTCGGTACTGTACACCACCACTGTTCTACATCTGCATTCCAGTCAGGTACTGACGAAGCCGACGAGACAAAACGAGAAGGCTTACACTTTACTGTCGGTAATCTTAACCAAGACTACGACTTTGATGTACACTTCCGTATGACTATCGGTAACATGCACAGTGAACTTGACGCAGACATGTACATTGAGCGTGGTCCTGACCCATTCAAACGTAATGCTGCAATATCAAAAGAAGTAAAAGAAGAAATACTTCAAGATCTGCACGAAAATGCTATTCAACAACCTGCACCTCCCCTTCTTAATAAATATGACGTAGAAATGCAAAATGTTAGCAAAGCATCTTATGCTAAAAAGCAACCTGTACTTGGTAGTTGGTATGATGAACCATACTATTATACGTCAAAAAAAAACGAGGACACACAAAACATAGATGGTAAAGACATTGCTGATGACTTTGTTAATGCCGTCTTTCTAGACCCTGATTATGAAAAAATTCTTACTGACTACTATACTGCTCGAGCTGATAAGAACAAGCTTTCGCTGCTTACAGCAGGAGCTATATTCGATGCGGACATCGCAGAAGACTTATCCGAGATCTTCGGAGACTACGAATACCAAAGACTCCACCCTAACTCGTATCAGTACGCTGAAGAGCAAGTTAGCAAGTTTTTGGCAGAACAAAAGTCAAACGGACTTGACTTCACACAAAACGACCTTATATACGAACTCAACAACTATGAGAACGGAAAAGGACTTCAACCAATGGATAAGGAGACAACTATATGAAACAACTAATGGTAACTGCGTTGTACAACGCATTGAAAATACTACGTCAAACGGTGTGCCTGACATTATGGCTATTACATCAGACCATGTATTTCTTATTGAAAGTAAATTTGAAACTGTTAAGATTCGTCCGGAACAAGCAGCATTCCAAATTAAAGTTAACGAAACTACAAAAGGACTCGACCATCCATGTATATGCGTCACCCTCACTGGATATCCAAAGACTAAGAGATTGGTTGTAAATGTGTTTGATCGGCACGCTGTTACTAAACAAGGTATCAAGTGTCATAACACATTAGAATTTACTCTTGACAATGAAGGCTTCAAAGAATTTTACAATTACTTTCCTCGATCTATATGATAGACAATCAGCAAACGTAGTTACTCCTACTACTGTGGTTAACAAAAAGTAGGACTAGACGATGATCTCAAAATGCCCTGTCAAGGCTCTGCCTAGTACAACGCCCATGCACTCATCCATTCTAGATACCCTGGTCAGCAATGACCAGCCAATTTATATATGACTAAAATAGACCCAACATACGAATCAAACAATAGCGCAAAAGACTTTTATAATGCTATTGATATAAAAGCTAAAGACATTTTAAAAAATGATCCTTACTTTCAGTTTAGAGAAGCAGTTGAAGCTGCAAAAAAATTGGGTCTTATTAGACAAAAAACAACAGAAGAAGTTTTTACTGATTTAAAAAAGAAACCTTGGTTAAAGATTAATAGAGAAATAAAAAGAAAAGAAGAAGAAGAATATAACTGATGCAACAACCTTTATTTGTTCCAGAAACTAACTGGCGACCACCAAACATTTTACCTCAACTTGGTACAGTAGTATCAATTGATTTAGAAACTTGTGACCCTAATCTTAAACGTAGTGGTCCTGGCTACAAACGCAACGACGGCAAAGTTGTTGGTATTGCTGTAGCTGATGAACACCATACTTTGTATTTACCTTTTGCACACTTAGGTGGCGATAATTTGGATCAGTGTATAATCATATCATATATAAAAGATGTATTAAAAAATTCTTCGGAAGTAATAATGGCTAATGCATCATATGACCTTGGCTGGCTTGGGACTCTAGGGGTAGAGGTCCCTTGCCCAGTTAGGGATGTGCAAATAGCAGAAGCACTCATTGACGAAGAATGTTTTTCTTACTCGCTTAACAATCTTGCTAAAAAATATTTAGATTTAAACAAAGACGAAGAAGGGTTACGAGAAGCAGCAGATGCATACGACGTAGATGCTAAAGGTGAAATGTGGAAACTACCAGCAAGGTATGTTGGTAAATATGCTGAAGCAGATGCTAGACTCACATATGATATTTATAAATATCAAGTACCTATACTTAAAGAACAAGGTTTATGGAAAGTATGGGAGTTAGAAACAGAACTAATACCTGTACTACTACACATGACAATGAAAGGTGTACCTGTTGATTTGGACAAAGCAGAAATACTTAACAAAGAATTGAAACAACGTGAGGCTAACTTACGAAAACAGTTTGGCACATTAGATATATGGTCACCCCCTAAACTAGCAAAACATTGTGAGAGTTTAGGTTTAATTGTACCAAGGACAGAAAAAGGTAACCCATCAGTATCTAAAGAATTTTTACAAACATGTGAACACCCAGAAGTAAAACTTATATATGAAGCAAGAATCGTCAACAGACTTAGAAAAGTATTTATCCAAGATATCATCTTACATCAAAATTACAAAGGTAGGATCCATGCTGACTTTAAACAAACCGCTAGTGATAGTGGCGGAACCAGATCAGGACGACTTTCGTCAGCTAATCCTAATATGCAACAAGTACCCAAACGTAGTGACATTGGAAAAGCTATTCGACAACTGTACATCGCTGAACCTGGAAGCTTATGGTGTAAAGCTGACTATTCATCTCAAGAACCCAGACTCCAAGTCCACTATGCATTATTGGGACAATTTGGAAGACCCCTTCCAGGAGCCCAACAAGCATTAGACGCATTTAACAATGGTGAAAAATTATATACATTCTTTGAAAAAACAACTGGACTCCCTTATGATACCTGCAAAATGCTTTGCCTTGGGATTTCGTATGGGATGGGCAACAAGAAAATGGCAAAAACACTTGGCATTTCGGATGAGCTTTGCACGAACACAATGCGAAAATTTAATAAAGAAGCTCCGTTCTTAAAAATATTATTTGACAATGTAATGAACATGGCTGACCAACGAGGTTACATCAAGACTATACTAGGTAGGAGAGCTCGTTTTGATTTTTGGTTACCATCATTTAACGACCAACCAGTTAAAACATTACGAATAGCAAAAGGAAGATACAAAGATAAACCATTGTTTAGAGCATTTACATCCAAAGCACTTAATAGACTAATACAAGGTAGTGCAGCAGACCAAGCTAAAGTAGCTATGGTTAACGCATACAAAGCTGGCTTTGACATGCGACTACCGGTACACGATGAGATTAATGCTATGGTTAGTAGCGAACAAGAATCAAAACAACTAGCAACAATTATGGAAGAAGCAATACCACTTAACGTCCCTGTAGTGGCGGACATAGACTTAGGACCGACATGGTGCTAACAGAATTTGAAATAACAGAAACGTACAAAGTTAAAGCTGTAAGCATTGACGCTGTACAAAAAGCAATCAGTGAAGATGATTTTAGTGAGGTAGAGACTGACCTTGACTCACGCAAAGTAACAATAGAACCAGCATTCTAATGAAACAATCAATATTAGTAGAAGCAGCAAGAATAGTCGACAACGATAGAGCCGATGATTATGGTGACCCACGTGACGACTTTAAAAGAATTGCGACCATATGGTCAACATTATTAGAAAATAAACTAAATGTAGACTTGACACCTCCAGAAGTTGGTGCAATGATGATCGCTCTCAAATTATCACGAGCTGCTCATAACAGCAAAAGAGATAATTGGATTGATATTGCAGGTTACGCACACTGTGCTGACATCTGTACAA